GAAAGCCGCAGGTGCTGATGTAATAGGTGCCCCTATGATGGCATTTGAAGAATTAAAAAATTCATTTGTAGAAAATGTAGGTGGTCCTATAATGGATTTAATTGGCGTAACTAAAAAACAACATGAAGAAGCAATGGGTTATGCAGAGACAGGTGAAAAGGCAGATAAAATATCTATTCTTAAATTTATAGTAATTGCAACAGCAATTGCCTCTATTTTAAACTTCTTAGGTAATATGTTTGGCGGTGGTGAAACTATGGAAGAGAAAAAAGAAAGAGAAAAACAAACTGCCATAGAGGACGCTAAAGCAAGAGGTGATGATGATTTAACAGCACAAATGAGAGGTGAACAGGCAGAGGCAAAAGTAATTAGAGAAGGATTTTTTGATTTGCCAGGCATATTAGGTTTACGAGATGAAGCTACGGATATTACAACAGAAGAAGGTTTTAAAAATAGATTGGATGCGAAAAAGAAACAAATTGCTGACGCTGAAACACAAACAGCATTATCTGAATATGGTCAACAATTTTCACAAGGACAAAGTATTGTTAATATTATAAATCAAAACAATACAAATAATACAACACAAGAAGGTCCTACCATAACACCTGGTGCAAGTACAGAAAAACCAACAGCGCTTAAGACTGGTTAATACCTAATTCTTTTTCAGTCATTATTTTAAATTCAAGACCATTATCAGAACAGTATTCTTTTGCAGCTCGCCACTTAGATATGTTTTTAATAAATGTTAATTGCTCTTGAAGATATCTTTTAGTTTTACGAGAACGAGGTTTAGGTGGTTTACATTGAATCGCAGGTTTAATTTCAATCATGACTTTCTTACCAGAACTAGTCTTAACTAGAAAATCAGGAAAATATCTATGAACTTTTTTATCAATAGGACTAACATAGGGTACAAACATTTCTTCACTTGCCCATTCTACAATGTCTGGATTCCTATCACAATAAGACATAAACTTTCTCTCCCAAGAAGAACGATAGATTATCTTACGACTATCGCCAACATACTTCTTAGGATTGTTAGGTCTAAAGACACCCTTATATGGTGCTCTATAAGTTTTATTCTTTTTTGATGTACTCATATGACTATTTATCGTATAAATATAAGTAATAACAAGAGGTAAATATGTCTATATTACGAAACATGTCTAATCTATTATTTGGTGTTGATAGAGTATCAAACGAAATAACAAACGAGCCACCAAGATTACTTGCAAGAAGAATGGCAAAATCATCTAAGTTAAGACTAGGTGATAGTGATATAAAACCTTTATCAGTAGACCCAATGTCATTTGACTATCATTACTACCCACAAGAAGTAGGTCAATTAGGTGATGGTCATTACATGAAATTTCATATATTTGAAAATGTAAAAAGCACAATAGAAACACCTAAGGCAGTACCTAAACAAAAAGTGCCATCTATAGATGATGAAGTAGGCAAACTAAAAGATAAAGCTTCAAAGGCAATAGAAAAAGAAGGTAAGAATTTATTATCAGGTGCAGTAAACAATGTACAAGGTTATTTCTTTAACAAAGATGGTTCATCAACAGACGCTGTAAAAGAAGTTATAAATTCTGTGCCTAGTGCAGCTGAAGTAGCAAAAAAGGCGTCAGAGATAAATGCTAAACCTAGAGATAAATTTGAATCAACACATAAAAGATTATCACAATCAATAATTTTATACACACCACCTGAAACTAAATTTGGTTATAAGGCAAACTATACGGATGCAGAAACAGGCATGTTAGGTGGTCTTGCAGGTGCAGAAAACTTTACACAAATGATGAGTGCCGGTGGGGCAGGACTTGCTAACATGTTATCAAGTGCAATGCAAATAGTATCACCAGGTATAGGTGGTCTTGCAACTAGGGCGTTTGGTAAAACTACAAACCCAAACATGGAGTTAGCATTTGAAAGTGTACCATTTAGAAGTTTTAATTACCCATTTACATTCGCACCTAAGAATCATCAAGAACTACAACAAGTGCATAAGATTATAGAGACATTTAAATTTCATATGTTACCTACATTATCAGAAGGTGAATCATTTTTTATAACACCTTCACAATTTGAGATAGAATATATGTATAGAAAAGGTAATAACAATTATATACCTAGAGTGGCAAAATGTGTACTTGAATCTATGGAAGTAGACTATGCACCTGGTGAAAAGTTTACAACATTAAAACCAGATGACCAAGGTGCTTCACCACAGATAATAAGTATTCAATTACAATTCAAAGAAATGTTAGTACTTACTAAGAAAAATATTGCAGGTGGTTACTAATGTATTTTAGTAGATTCGGCAAAATACAATATGGTTTTGACAAAGACAATTTTAAAATTGTAACAGATGTAATGAAACGAGTTAAAGTTAAAGATAAAGTTTTAAATGAATTTTCTTTATATGATAAGTATGATGTTCAATCAGGTGATACGCCTGAATCAATTGCATTTAAACATTTTGGCAATGCAGATTTTCATTGGGTGATATTACTTACAAATAACATAGTAGATAGATACTATGATTGGCCAATGTCAGAACAAGAATTTGAGGTCTTTTTAAAAGATAAGTATACAGAACCAGGTGGTATACATCACTATGAGATAACACAATCAAGTGGCAAACAAACAGGTAATGGACCTACTGATTACACACACAAAGTAGAAGTTAATAGTACAGTATCAGGTGCCCAATCAGTATCTAATAGAGAGTATGAACAAAGATTACAAGACCAAAAAAGATTGATTAAGTTATTAAACCCACAGTTTTTACAAACATTTTTAAGTGAGTTTAATGATTTAATAAGAGGATAGATTATGAGCATACAGGCACCTAAAGCAGGTGATTTTCAATTATCGACAAGAGTATTCCTTGCCTCATATCAAAGTGAGGTGGGTAAAAGTGAACCACTTAAAATAGATATAAGAGAAGCAATACAAGAGATTCAAATATTTGAAGGTATAAATTATGACACACTATCTGGTTCATTAGTCTTAGTAGACGCTGGTGGATTGTTAGATAAATTACCTATCACAGGTAACGAAGTATTAGAATTTACATTACATACGCCTGGGTTTACACTTGAAGATGATGTATCTAGAGGTTATGATTTTGTAACATATCCTATGTGGGTCAGTAAGATAAGAAATATATCTGAACCTAATCAAAATACTAAAGTATATGTTTTAGATTTTTTTAGTAAAGAGAGAATCAAAAGTAATCAGAGAAAAATAAGTAGAGCATTTACAGGTCCTATCTTTCGTACTGTACAATCAGTAATAAGAAACTATCTTAAAACACAAAAAGATTTTTTCTATGAGACAACAGCACCTACTGTTAAGTATGTAATACCTCAGAAATCACCACTTGATACAATAAAGTTTTTAGGTACAGAGGCAATATCAGAAAAATTTGAGAACTCTGGTTTCTACTTTTGGGAAACATCAGATGGTTTTAATTTTAAATCATTAGAGGCAATGATATCTAATTCATCAGGTAAAGCAAAACAGCCTGTTGCTGAATATACTAATTCACCTAAGTCTGATTCAGGTCAGATGTATAGAAGCAAAGATGGACAAAAAGTAACAAAAGGTAATTTAGAAAAAGTATTTGAGTTTAGAATTTTAAAAAGATTCGACACATTAGAAAATATAAAACAAGGCACATATGCTAGTAAATTAGTTACCCTTGACGCCTTTACTAAAAGATTTAAAGAAGTAGACTTTAGTTATCCTCATGAGTATACAAAATCAAATCACATGGGGCAAGAACAAACACCTGATTCACCGTTTACAGGTATCATGCCAGTATACAAGTATGAAGAAGATAAACTACTATCAGATTTTCCTAATGCAAAGAGAATGTTTACCTCATCTACTATAGGTATGCATGATAAGAAACAAGATGATGGCACAATAACTGCCATTGAGACTGCTGATGTAGAAAACACATTACAAAAAAGTATGGCACAAAAGAATGCTTTTAATTCATTTATGATTGAAATAGTAGTGCCAGGTAATACTGCCGTAACAGCAGGTTCAGTAATTAAATTTACCACATTATCAGGTGGTGGTAAAGATAATGAACTATTGATAGACCCATTCTTATCAGGCAATTATCTAGTAACAGAAGTTAGACATTTAGCACAAACAACGCCACAAGGTATACACACAATGACTTTGACATGTGCTAAAGATAGTGTTGGCGTAGAATATATACCTAATGATAAAGAGGTACTAAATAAAGACATGATACTTGCAAAAGGTAATGATTTCAACCAGTTTGATATTGAGGAAGTATGACAAATAATTTTATAGGCATGGATGGTTTCTTGTGGTTTTACGGTGTAGTAGAAGACAGACAAGACCCTTACATGATAGGCCGTGTTCGTGTCAGATGTTTTGGTCAT